CGGGCGGTGGCGGTGGCGGTGGAGGGTCGGTGGATAGCGTCACGGCGGCTGATACCAGCGTTGTCGTTGGGGGTACCGCTTCTGACCCCACTGTCCGTACGAACACGCTTGATGTGATCGCGACCAACCATGCGCCGGCCGCGGATGTTGGGTTCAATGGGTACAAAGCCTCCGGCCTCGCCGCAGCTACGAGTAATGGCGATGCGATCCGTTGGGAGCAGTCCGCTGCTGGGATACTGACGACGAAGGGCGATCTCCTCACCCGCACCGGCAGCGGCTTAGCCCGGCTCGCGAAAGGCACCGACGGGCTGTTCCTGCGGGCCAACAGTGCCGCCGCGGACGGGCTCGACTACGCAAACCCGCTCGCCGGCTACTTCCCCGTCACCGGCGCCGCCGCGGACGCACAGACGTTCTTCGACGGGGCGATGACGAATGGCAGCACGACACTAACCTCGGCGACGGCGAACTTCGTCGCCGGGGATGTCGGTAAGACGATCGTCGTCAATAACGGCAAGGCGGCAGGGACGCACCTGTATGGAACGATCGCCTCACGCACGAACTCGACTACCGTCGTGTTGTCGACGGGCTGCACGAACGGCGCGAACGTCTCGGCGGGCTGGTTCTCGTACGGGACCGACGACACCGTTGCGGTGCAAGCGGCCGTCACCGCGGCCGTCGCCGCGAAAGGGACAGCGTTGCTGCCGCCAACCCCGACGCTGATCACAGACGCGATCAGCGTCGCGGGGCCGTGCACGATCCGGGGGCTCGCGATGCAGGCGAACATCGGCTCGAACAACTTTCAGGCGTCCGGTAGTGTGCTCGTTCAGGCGGGCGCGAGCAAGAACGGGATCACTATCGTCCCGATCCTTGAGCAGGGCGACCCGGTCAACCTGTCCGACTTCTGCATCCAGTTCGCGGGGATCCTGACGAACACCGGCAACGGCGTCGAGATCCTGCCCGCCTCGACCGGGGGTGGTAAGTACAAGGCGGGAGCCTACAGCTGTAACTGGACAAACCTTTACGTGACGGGCGTAGGCAGCGGCAGCTACGGCTTCGTGCCGCGCAACACGCTCGACTGTCGTTTCGACTCCTGCTACGTGTTCGGCGCGGGCGGCTTCTCTGTCGTCGCGCAGCACGCGAGCCTCAACTGGGGCGCCGCGGCGTACACGAACTGTGTCGTTTCGATGCTCGCCGTGACCGGCAACACAAGCTCGGCATTTCTTGTCGCAGGCACATCTTCGAGCCTCGCGAACCAGTATCTGTTCGAGCGTTGCGCCGCGGTCAACCTACAACCTTATGTTGGCTCGTCCTTCGACGCCTGGGGCACGATCGACAGCGGCGGAAACGGCTTCAACGTTACTTACCCCTACGCCTTGTTGATCAACATCATCTCCGAGGATTTCGAGGGGTTGACGAACACGCTCGACCAGCGCTCGCAAATCTATGTGCTGCGCGGTGGGATTATGGCCGGCGGCGGCAGCGTCATCGCGAGCCCGGGCGGCGATAAGCTAACCACCTTCGTCGGCTCGACCGCAACACCGACCGTCGGCGGCGACACGGGTGACAGCTACTGTGAGATCACGGGGCTCGCGGTTGCGATCACGTCCGTTACGGCGGGACTCGGCAGCTACGGCTCGACGTTGTGGGTCGCGATCACTGACAACGGCAGCCCGCGGGCGATCGCCTGGGGCTCGTCGTTCGAGAACTCCGGGACGGTCGCGCTACCGACGACGACGGTCGCCTCGACGCGGCTTGATGTGGGATTTATCTGGAACAGCGCCACGACTAAGTGGCGTTGCGTCGCGGTAGCCTGAAATGGCAACGCTCGGGAACACGAACGCGGCCGGCGCGGCGTTCCTGAACAACTGGGGCGGCTACACCGAGGTTTCGGGGCCGTATACGGCGATCGCGAGCGGCGCGATCAACGATGTGCAACTGTACGTTAGCGGCGGCACAGTCACCGATCAGGTGATGCGCGGTGTCGTCTACGAGGGCAGTAACGGCGCGACGGCGGTGCTTGTCGCGACCGGCGCCGAAGTTACTGTGCTGGCGCTCGACAACCCCGCCTGGGTGGTTTCGGCCGTCTCGTCAGGCTCGATTGTCGCGGGGAACGACTACTGGATAGGGAGGGAGACGGGCCCGACAAACCCCGGTAGCCGCATCTTCTTCTACGCGGGCTCGTCCGGGGATGCTCGCTACGTCACGAACAGCTACCCGACCGCTCCGGCTGACCTGACCGGCTCATCGGCCTACACCGACCAGATGTGTGCGTACCTCGACTACACACCGGCTGGGGCGCCGCCGGCGAACTCGACTCCGCCGGGGGTGAGCGGCTTCGCGAAAGTCGGGTCAGTGCTATCCTGCTCCACGGGAACATGGGTCGATGACGGCTCGCCGACCTATACGTACCAGTGGTGGCAAGGCTCGAACGCGTCGCCGATCGGCGGGGCGACAAGCTCGACCTACACGAGCCAGGCCGGCGATATCGGGTTGGCGATCGGTTGCACAGTGACGGACACGGACTCGAACGGTGCGACGGCGGCGGACTCGTATAACACGGTGGCTGTGTCGGCGGCTGCCGGCTCAGGGTTCTTCGGGCTGATGTGATGGCTGCCACCCGCTCACGCGTCGGCTCTCCTGTCACCAGGAAGTTCACGCTCGCCTACAACAGCACGGCCCTCACCACCGGCCACGCTCTCTTCACGCCCGCCATCGGGGATGTTCTCCTCGACGTGTGGGTGGTCGTGACGACCGCGTGGAACGCGACAGCGTTGTTGAGTGTCGGGACGTTCGTGAATGGGGCCGCTGAAGGCCTGCCTTCGTGGCATCCGAACCTTGAGATCGAGGACAGTTCGAACTTCGGTGACGGTGTGTTGTTCAGCCCTGGCGGCAACGACAGCCTGTTCGGCGAGTTGGGGTTGAGGTTCAAGTTCACGGCCGCTAACCCGCTCCGGATCGTCGTGACGCAGGACGGTAACGTCAACGGGGCAGCGTCGACCGCAACTGATGGTGCCGCGGAGGTTTACGTGATGACAGCGAGCCCAGCATGAACGTCGCACCCAGCGCCACCTATGAGGCCGTGATCGACTGGGGCGAAACCGGCGCGACCATTGGTGTCCGTGTGATCGACAACGCCGGGAATACGACGGTGGCGCGGCTGACGGGGTTCACGGAGTACCCGGCCGGCTCAGGAATCTACAGCCGCACCGGGAACGTCGCACCGTCCACGGCAGGTCAGTACACCCTCGTTTACGACGACGACGGAGGCACCGCAGCGGTCGGGCACGTCGCAACAGACGACCTGTTCGTCACCTACACATCGGTCAGCGCGAACACCGGCAGCATTTACGCGACCAGGGCCGAACTCAAAGCCGCATTGCAACTCACGAACCAGTCTTATGCCGATGACGACATCGACCGGGCCTGCGCCGCAGCCTCGAGGGCGATCGATAACAACACGAACCGGATCTTCTACAGCGTTGACGAAACCCGCTATTACAGTCCGGATCAGCGCGACAGCGCCTTGGACATCGTTGATGTGCAGTCGATCAGCGAGTTCGCGGTTGATAGCGCCGGTAGCGGGTCGTTCTCGACGACGTGGACGGAAGGGACGGACTTCGACCTTGAGCCGTTCAATCCGCCGAACGGCGCACCCTACGAGGCCGTCAGGATCCGCCGGCAGTCGGGGCAGCGATGGCCGATCTACCCGCGCAGCATCCGGGTCACAGGCACGTTCGGGTGGGCGTCGATCCCCGACCCGGTGAATCAGTACGCCATCATCCTTGCCAGCAAACTGTTGAAACGGACAAGGGAGGCGCCGTTCGGTGTGCTCGCGTTCGGGCTTGACCAGCCGATCGGGATCCGGATCGCCAGGAACGACCCAGACTTCCAGTTCATCCTTGGCGACTACGTCAAAGTCAACTACGGCATCTAATGGCCACGTTGGCTGAGATCCGTGCCGGGATCGCCGCGAACTTGGCCGCTGTCTTCGGCGTCACGGTCCAAACAAACGCCTATGCGCTCGGGAACCCGACGCCGCCGACGATCGAAGTGATCGGGCCCGAAGACGTCGAGTACGACCAGTCGATGGCTCGCGGACTGGATATGTGGACGTTGAAGGTTCGCGGACTCGTCGGTGACGCAGCTGATCAGGGCGCCCAGGTGAACCTTGACCTGTGGATCGCCGGCAGCGGCGCCGACAGCGTCAAAACGGCGATTGAGGCCGACAAGACACTCGGCGGCAAAGTCGAGAGTCTCTGGGTTGAGTCCTGTACCGGCTACCAGCTGTACCAGCTTCCGAACAACATTTCGGTCCTCGGGGCCGAATGGTCGGTTGTTGTGTTCAACACCGGCCACTGAAAAACCAGGCGCTCCTGGCCGCCCATGGCGCGGCTTCCTATCTAGAGAAAGGAACATGCGATGGCTTTCCTGATCGCAACGGGCACATCCGCGCCTGGACTGAAAGTCGGCACCACCGATCTTTCCGACCATGTCCGGTCGATCGAAGTGCAGATGAACAACGCCGACGTCGACATCACCGCGATGGGCGCCGTGTCACAGCAGCACGCACCAGGGTTGCGGGACGACCGGATCATCGTCACGTTCTTCCAGGACTTCGCATCATCGAAGGTCGACGCGACCCTGAACACCCTCGTCGGCTCCACGACCGGAGCGACCGTGATCGCGTACGCGAACGGCACCACAGCCACATCGACAGCTCCGTCGTACACGTGTGTGATGGCTCCGTTCACGTACAGCCCGATCAACATCGGTGCGCCGGGTGACGCGTCACAAACACAGGTGACGTTCCTGCCGGTGCAGGGCTCGTCCGGGATCCAGCGCGGCACCGTCTAAATGGCGCAGACACTCCGGCTCCACGGCTACACGGAGCTGTTGGTCGCGTTGAAAGATGCGCCGAAGAAGGAACGCAAAGCCGTCCGCGACGATCTC